TCCAAATTCTAGATTAAGACAAGCTAGAAAAAGATGGAAGTGTTAAAAAATGAATTTCAAATACATAGCAGGTATTCCAGTTATTATATCTATATTAGTAGCTATTTATTCAGGTATCAATTACGCATCAAAACTTACTAATATTATTGATGACAATGAAAAACAGATCATGATGTTAAAAAAAGATGTTAGTGATAATAGTAAAAAATATTCAGAAGCCAGGGAAGAGATGTTTCGTGAACTAACACAATTAAATAATTGGTTAGGTAGAGTTGAAGCAACTGCAAAAACTGTTGAGAAACTTATTTATGAAACAGCATCAAGAGCAGAACTAGAAGCTCTTAATAATTCTTATTACAAACTTAATGATAGTATTCGTCAGATAGAGTACGATATTAAATCTCTTAAAGATGGCGGGTACTAATGCAGGTTGACCTTAATATTAAAACCTTAGTTTTAATAGGTACAATTCTATCAGCGCTGATAGGTAATGTTTTTATAGTTGGAAAGGTTCATTCAGATTTTGAGATTATTAAAACCAAAGTAATTGCACTAGAACAATCACAAAATATATTAAAAATTAAACAAGAAGTATTAGAACTAGGTTATAAGATTAAAAGTATTAAACTTCAAATAGATCCTGAATACAGAACTCTCTGTCAAAAAGATATGAGCAATATTGTCTGCCAATGAAATCATTACTAGTTATTTGGATAATTATATTATCAATATTGATAATTCCTTTTGCAATGTCTCAAAATGAATATTTACAAGGTGGTCAGCATTGTTCCACTCATAGACTAGAACCTTACATGGAATATAGAATGGACGAAAACATTTATGACAATAGCTCTGGAAATAATAGTAGAGGGGATAATGGTTTGCTTGGATTAAGATATTCATTTTCTTTTGGTGGTACTTGTACTAAGGAATACAAACAAATTCTCATTGAAAATGAACGATTAAAACAAGAACTTGAGCTACTTAAAATGTGTGGAAGATATAAAGATCTAGAATTAGGTAAAGAGTTTGAAACAGTAAGAAAAAAATGTCAGGGAGTTAATAAAAAACCTCTCAGTGAATCAACAAATAAATGATAGGATAATGCCATGAAAATAGAACTCAAACATTTAATTTCATTTTTACCTTTGGTCTTAGCTTGTGGTTTTTTATATGGAACTTTTACAACTAAGATAGAGGCACTTGAAAGTAAGGTTGAGACTATGGAGGGTATAAGGACTGACGTCGCTATTATTAAAGAAAAAATAATGTGGATGGAAGATTTTATGCTTAAAACATATCAAGGTGATTATAATTTATAAGGAGATAATGTTATGATGAATACTATATGGAAATGGATACTTGCATCACTATTAATAGGGGCTTTGGCTGCTATGAAAGTGATTAGATATGTATCACTGATGATCGACAAAGGATGGCATATTTGGCTAGAATTAGTTGAAGATACTACTAAAACTTTACAGGACTGGTGGCCTTTTAAATGACCCAACCTGGATTATACGCAAACATTCATGCAAAACGCAAAAGAATTAAAGCGGGTAGTAATGAAAAAATGAGAAAACCAGGGAGCTCAGGAGCTCCAACAGCTAAGAACTTTAAAAAAGCAGCTAAGACTGCTAAAAAAAGAAAACTTAGTGTCTAGAAAAAAACAAGCCGAAAAAATCAAAGAAGATGTCATTCAATGGTCTAAACAAGTTTTAGAACCTATGAATAAACATTTAGGTTTTCCAGCCTGTCCTTTCGCTGCTAAATGGCGAAAGGCGGGTAAGGTACGAATTGAAGTTCGTATGGATAAAACTAAATATGAAAAACATTTGACCGATACCCTTAAATCCTGGAATAAAAAACAACACGATATTATTATCTTTTGTGATCCTTTTTATGATCAATTTACACCGGAACAATTCCAAGAAAAAATAGATTTTTACAATAAGATGTACAATAAAAAAGATGTTTATTTTATGGGTTTTCATCCTTCCAATCCCGCAACTCTAGAAGAACAAGCATTTTTAGCAGACCCTACAGAAGAAGAAGTAAAACATAGTGATTTAGAATATTCCATGATGCTTGTTCAAAAATTCAAGCAACTCTATGAAGCAAGTTGCAAACTACATAAGATAGGTTATTATGACAAGTGGCCAAAGGAGTATTATGATGATGTGGTATTAACCAGGCAGAATTTGTATAAAAAAATATTTAAAAAGGAGTAGTATTATGATGAAAAAGAAACAAGTCGTCAGGAGAATGGGCGGCGGACCTATGAAGAAACAAGTCGTTAAAAAAAGAGGCGGCGGAACTATGACCCCTGTGGCAATGAGAAGAGGCGGAGATTTAATATCTGAACGTAAAAGAATGGCTATGGGTTTACCATTAGTAGGATCCCCAATGCAAAAAAAAATGAAAAAACAAACTCCTAGTGATAGAAGAAGTAAGTTAAGTGGAATGTCTAAAGACCAAACTCCTAGTGAGAGAGCTTATAACCTGGCTAGAAAAAGAAAACCTGGTGGTAGACTAAATGTTGATGATATCACAAGAGCTACTAACACATCGACCCAAAGAAGAAGTGAGTTAAGTGGAATGTCTAAAGACCAAATGTTAGAGAAAGCTTATAACCTGGCTAAGAAAAGAAAACCTGGTGGTAGACTAAATCTTGATGACCTCACTAGAGCTACTGAGATGTTGAAAAGAAAACGTAAAAAATAATGACTACCTCGGGTACACACACTTTTAATATGACGTTTGATAAGATCATCAATCGTGCTTTTGCACGATGTGGTCGATCACTTCGTACAGGTTATGATTTAACCTCTGCTCGTGATAATTTAAACTTATTATTTTCCGAGTGGAGTAACCGAGGCATTCATCTTTGGAGAGTTAAAAATGCTACTACCAATTTGGTTTCAGGAACTACCACTTACACAATACCCGATAGTGGTTATGATGTTTTAGAAGCTGTTTTTAGAAAAGGAAGTACAGCTAATACTACTTCTCAATCTGATACAACTATGACTCAGATATCTAGATCAGAGTATGAAGCCATTCCAAATAAATTGGAAACAGGTACACCTAGTCAATATTATATAAGAAGAAACTTATCTAATGTAGAGATTAATTTATATTTAACTCCTAATACAACGGATGATCAAATAAATTATTTCTATGTAGCTCGTATCGAAGACGTTGGTCAATATACAAATACACCTGACGCTCCTTATAGATTTTTACCAGCCACTGTTTCAGGACTAGCTTACTATATGGCACAGGAGATAGCTCCTGAAAGAGCCGATATATTAGAAAGAAGATATGAACAGGAGTTAAACAGAGCGTTGATTGAGGATAGTCAATCAACATCCATAAATCTTACTCCTATGAATAACTATCCTTTTGGAGGTTAAATGACTTTTGCATCAGGAACATATGCCTTAGCAATATGTGATATATGTGGAATGCAATATCCATATAAGAATTTACGAGTACAATGGAATGGTATTTTTGCTTGTACTGAATGTTGGTCCCCAAAAGAACCTCAATTAAATCCTCCTTATCATGCAGCTGATCCTCAAGCACTTTGGAATCCAAGACCTGAATCAAATAAAATATTAGAAGCACAATTACCCGTTGGTCCTAACGAAGCTAACACTTCTACTTTTGGACAACCTATGCCTTTAACTGTTTATGTTGGAGATCCGGGGATGTCTTTTTTTTTAACAACTGTACAAGGAACTTCTCCTGTAGATGGATCTAATCCTACAACTTCTTCAAGTATGCTTCCACAAACTCCTCAACAAAAATTGACTATTCCTATTCGTCTTGGTACAGTAACAGTGGTGATATCATGAATTATTCTGAACTATTAGATACTGTAAGAAGTTACACAGAAGTAGATAGTAATGTTTTATCTAATACTATTATTAACGTTTTTCTTTTAAATGCTGAAAATGAAATATCACGTATGGTCTCAAGTGACTCTCAAAGAAAATATGCTACTACTACAACAGCAGCTAATAATGCTTTTTTAGATATATCAGGCCCTGAAGGTGGTTTGAGATACGTAAGAGGATTACAACTTATAACTGCTAATAATGATATAACATGGTTAGAGCAAAGAGATGCCACTTTTATGGATGAGTACTCTATTCAACGTTCAACAGCGAATACAACTTTTACAGGGGAGCCTATTTACTGGGCTACTTGGGATGCAACACATCTTATGTTAGCTCCTACACCTGATGGAATCTATACAATTGAAATGTGGTATGAGAAAACTCCTGAAAGGCTAGGAAATGGTTCAGGAACGACAAGCACTACAACTTTTGTGTCTAATACAGCTCCCGAAGTTTTATTATATAAATGTGTAGCTGAAGCATATTCCTTCTTGAAAAATCCTACAGATATGCAAATATACGACCAGAAGTTTCAAATTGCTGTAACGGCTTATGCTAACGAGCAAATGGGACTAAAACGCAGAGATGAGTACACGGATGGAGTTTTACGAATTCCGTTAAAATCGGCAAACCCAAATGGAGGGAATTAAACATGGCAATTAACCAAGCAGTTTGTGCTACATTTAAAGAACAGGTCCTTTTAGGGGAGCATGATATAGTTGATAACACTATTAACCTTGCACTCTATACAGCCTCTGCAACTTTAGACGCAAACACAACAGCATATTCAGCGACCAACGAAGTTGGAAACTCAGGAACATACGCAGCTGGCGGTGGTACTTTAGCAAGTGCAACTGTAGGCTTAACAAAAACTAATGCGACAGCTTCAACAGCTTTTGTTGATTTTGCAAATTTAAGTTTTACTTCTGCAACTATTTCAGCACAAGCAGCTTTAATTTATAATACAAGCTCAAGTAACACAAATGCAGCTGTAGCAGTTTTAGATTTTGGCGGAGTTAAAACTTCTACTAATGGAACATTTACAATTGCATTTCCAACAAACGATGCATCAAGTGCTATATTGAGACTATCCTAGTCTAGGAGGTCTCCA